CTAACTTACTGATTTCAATAATGCTCTGGTGCCGCTAGGTATGCTTTGGGGCATCTGTGGGGCAAAATCCGCGAGCCTCTGATTCAGCATTGCGATCTGCTCACTACTGCTGTCTGCCATCCACGCACCGTATACGTTGAAGACCATCTGGGCGCTCGCATGGCCCATCTGACTGGCAATGAAGCTGGGGTTAGCGCCAGCTGACAGTGACCAGCATGCATACGTGTGACGCGACTGATATGCTTTCCTGTGCCTTATCCCTGCTCGCTTCATCGCTGCGTCCCATAAATCACCTATCGAGTCGACTTTGTAGATGATCCCCACCTGCTGACATCTTCTGACCAGTTGAGGGTTGAAAACAAATGTACACTCGTGGCTCTCAGTTCTGCCGTATTCGCGCAGCTGAACATCGATTTGATGCTTTTTTCCAAACCTGGTCATTTCCGCCTGATTCCTCAGGACGCTGATCGCAGGCTGAATGAGGTGTATCACTCTGTTGGTACTGGCCTCAGTTTTCGGTAGAGTGAATTCACCCAGTTTTGTATAATTGCGCCTGATTGTTATTGTTCCAGCTTCAAGATCGATATCCTCCCAGGCCAGGGAGGTCAGCTCCCCATGACGGACCCCTGTGTATACTGCTAGTGACCACAGGTTTTTCGTCTGCTGATGCCGGCATGCATCAATCAGGCGAATAAATTCGTCACGAGTTAGCGGATCTGGCTCTGCCCTGGCTTTTTTGAGAGGCTTGATCCCGTCGAATGGGTTCGCCTCTAAGTAACCGTGATCTGCGGCAAACTGAAACATTCCGGCAATAGTTGTCATGTAATAATTTACGGTGACAACACTTCTTCCCTTTGCCGGGACCTTCCCCTTCATTGGCATCTGGTGACCGGTCAGTAAATCTTTCCTGATATACAGTAATTCCTCTTTCGTCACCGCCGACACCAGCCGATTACCCCCGATCCTTGGCACCATATTCCTTGTGACCGACTCATAACGGTTGAGTGCGTTCGCGCAGATTTCCATTCTCTTCAGATCCAGCCACTTTTCGGCAAGCTCTGACACTGTAATTTCTTTCTTCCCCACCCCAAAAGTCTTGAGGTTAGGGGAGTCCGGAAACTGTGCCGCGTACTCAAATGTGCCTGTTCTGATGGCAAAACATACCGATGTCCGCAGTTCCCCGGCGATCTTCCTGTTCTTAGCGGTGTCAGGGACACCGAGGCTCTCCCTGACACGCTTACCTTTGAAATTAAACCAGATGCGCAATGTGCCACCGTGGTTTTCGACGCCTGTTGGATATGTAACTCTATCCATTGATTCCTCCAGACGCCCAAGAGCGATATGAGATTACCTTTTTCATGGCCTCAGATCACCCAGGCTGTTTGTTTTTCATTGAGGCCACCCACGCATCGACCGCTTTACGGTTGTACATGCACTCGCTGGAAGGTTTCGGATTTCCGTCCGGTGAAACGTGCACATATTCCCGCCCAACCATCCAGCATTCTTTTCTGGCCCGGAGGATGGTTCCGGGCTTGAGCCCGGTAACCGCAATCAGAACCTTTTCGCTAACCCAGTCATTCGGTACCAGAAGAACAACGTCGCTCATAATCACCTCACACTACATCCAGGCCACGGCAGTGGCACCACACTTCAAACATCCGCTTAACCACTTCCCGGCAATAAAGCCCCTGAATATCCCGTGTCAGGTCGTAGCGGTTTCCGTATCGCTTACGAACCCATATTTCAAAAGCTGTATTCATCGTGCCGCCTCCCTGATTGCAGTTCTGTAAGCGCGTAATGCATCACGGCTTTTACCAGAAATAACCGTTTTCAGGATGAAAGTTCCGTGCCGTGAACTCACTACGGCTGGCACCAGAAACAGAGTGTTTTCAACTACCCTGTTATGCTTCCGGTACTCGAATACGGTGCTGGAGATAACGATATTTGCTACAGCGCCATAGTCTTGGTATTGGATTTTCATTCAGCGTACCCCGGCAGGCTTTGTTGCTTTGAGTTCGTCACGTTCTTTGACGTAGCGCTCGTGCATCGCGTCCCATTTTGCACACCATTTCTCCATTTCTCGCTTGCGCGCCAGGATACGACGCAGACGGCGAACACAACGCTGGTGGGCGGCCAGATACTCCGCTTTTGTTTCCCCATCTCGCCATACCTCCATATCATCGCGATCAATACGCACCCTCGGGTGACGCTGCGGAAAACCAGAACGCTCAAAAGCCTCGGTGGTCATGAAGAAAGCCAGATAGCGGATCGCCGTATCTCGCGTGAAGCATTTTTTGATACGTCTGTGGCGTACCGCCACGTACAGTGGGCCAACTGGCGTACCATGTTTCTGTAATGCCAGGTCAATCATGCTTACGGTGCGTTTATCGTTCATTTCCGGTCCTTAATTTTGTTGTATCGTTCGTGACTCATAACTTCCCAGTTCTGTCCTCCATCACGTGAAAGCAGCCTCCACCGAAGGTTCACTTTAAGGCTGAGGTAACCAGTCCGACGCATTCGCCGCGGTGAAATCCGCTGCTGCCGGAATTGCAGGAGAATCTTCACTGCCTGAAAGTGAACCCACTCAGGAATTCGTATCGCTGTCAGTGCCACCAGCTACCTCCTCAAATCTCAGCTCCATTTCGCGCGCCATTTCGATAAACGTGGCCAGTGAGCAAATGTGCTCGTCGTCGAGCAGTCGGCGGTCGCATATCACCCTCCCGTTCTCGATGTGCAGAACTACCCGCCCGGTAAAATCAGGGAGGACATTCAGATCCACGTTCAACACGGGGCGGGGAATCTGCATGCCCTGAAAGAGCATTGTTTGCTGGTTATTCATGGCTGGCCTCCGGGGTAACTGGTTTCTGCTTTTTGACGAACTCAACCAGCTCAGAAATGAGCTCGTCGATTAATTCCTTTCCGCTATCTGTGAGGAATTCACCGCTGCCGTTCACATCTACGGCGTTGCTGTAAATTCCTCTGATGGCTTTTACGCCGTCGATATTCCCGTATTCACTGATCGCAAGCCTTTCGAATTTTCTTAATAGTCCATCGAGAAGAATCTCTGTTAACTCAACAGTGTTAATACCGCCTTTATTGAGCTTAATAACAAGGCAGTTACTGCCTGTTTTACGCTGGTGGCGTAATAACGATGCTTTTAAAATTCTGCGTCGGTATGTGTCTATCAAGTTAGTCATTTTCATTTGCCATAAGCCTTTTTCAAATAAAGCATTCCGATATGCCAATAACCTGTTGAGCAAAATAATTGAGCTGTTTTAAATGCTTGTGGATTAATCATGATTCACCTGAATTTGATTACAGAAATCCCCAGGAATATTCCTGTAATCAAAATGACTAATAATTTTTAAGCAGGGTTTTTGGACTCTGCCTCGATAAGATAAGCTGCAACTGGACCAATGAGGTCTGCCAATAGTGATGCGACTGATTCTACATCTGAGTCGGTAAGCTTATGAGGGTAGTTCTCAAGCATCCTTGCGACAATCTCAGCCTGATATGCCTTTGATGCCGCTTTATGCAATGTGATATCAGACATTTTCTGCATCCTTATAACCAGAAGAGTAGGTCGCTGATATGGCAATTTTGTTAGTAGCCATTGCTAATTCAGCGAGGTCGGAAATCACGCCAGATAAAGTCATTATTTTATTTTTATTCAAATTCTTTTCTTCAACCTCATTCATAATGCTTACCCCTATATGATTGATGGCCTCCAAAATAGAGATTGTTTTTGTATCGCAATCAGTAGCAATTTTGTCAAAATCAATGTCATGACATTTCTCTTTGTCAGAAGAGAATCGGTAATCGGGAATATCTACAAGTTGAAAAAATTTCTCTGTACTCATCTTATGCACTCCATTAATCCGCCAATGCATAAACAATACATAACGTATTAAATAAGATCAATACAAAACGGAGTATTTGTGCGTATTATTTCACATCATTTTGTTTTTGAAGGTTTTTTAGTTGATCGCAGGAAGTTTGAGGCATAAAAAAAGCCGCTTTCGCGGCCATTTTATGGGAGGTTGGTGATTTTTGCGTCGACCACAACCCCGATAATACGGCAGTTGCCATTTATAGGGATTATGGGGTACTGGGGGTTGAGGGGTTTTAAAAATCTTTGACCAGCATCTATAACAAGCTTTTTGAATGTAGCTTCATTGTCACCGTCGAGTTTCGCTACAACCAATTTCCCGTTGATTGCTTCCACCTGGGGATCGACAAGTATCACCATACCTTCTGGTATGCTCAGCCCTGCTGGTGATGTCATTGAATCGCCTCGGACGTCTAACCAGAATGAATCCTCAGAACATTCTACGGTTGTGTCATACCATCTATCGATCGCTTTACGGTGATACGGTTCTACTGCTTCCATCCAGTCTCCAGCGCTAACCCAGCTAATAACAGGGTAACTTCCCTTGGATTCGTTAATGCTATTAAAACTTACATTGTGATCGGCTCTTGAGTCGCTGACCGTGCCATCAGCGTTTACTACGAAGCCTGGCATTTTCAATATGTTAAAAATCTTGGCTATAACCTCTAGGTTTGGTTCGCGTCTGGCATTTAGCCAATGGCCTAGGCCGCCCTGCGTTATGCCGAGCGCCTCTGCCAGCTGTTCTTGAGTCATGCCGACCTCTTTCATCCTGGTTTTGGCCAGGTCCTGCCATCTCTGTTTCATAGTCATGATTATTACATTCTGTATTTAGTGAGCAACTTCCATTTTGTATTATTACGATGAGCGTGTATAGTACGTTATGTATTATTTATGCGAGAATAATCGAATGAGTGGAATCAAGAGCCTTAGACGCAAAGCAAAGGTAACTCAGGGAGAGCTGGCTGCGTTGATCGATAGCTCCCAAGGGGCCGTTAGCCACTACGAAACAGGAAGAAGGATTCCTGATGTTGCTGTCGGAAAGCGGATTGTCAGTGCCTTTAAACAGCTTGGTCTGAATACAAGTTTGGACGAGGTATTTTCAGATGATGTCGCAAGGGATGAAGCGTGAATCCGATCTGCTCCCGTCAGTATATGCATTGGCCGATGAAGAGTGGATCAAGCAGCAGTTACTGAGCCTCACGGCAGCAGCACGACAAAAAGCCATTCAGCGTTATGCAGCTGTGTATCAGGAATCGTTCGAAGCCGAGCCCGTTTCATACCGCAAGGAGAACCGGGCAAGGCATGAAGCAAATATGCGGCTTCGCCTGTTTGTGAGAAATCACGGCAGGGCTTTACAGGGGTATACCGCCGAACCTCCCCTGGCCGGAACGCCAACGCGTTCTTGATTGTTGCGGGTTTAAAGGTACCCGGACAAGAACAGGCTTAAAGGTGCCTGTTCAGGTTGGCAACCAACTGACCCAAATCCTCATATGTACTAGGTAGGTAGTGCGTTTTTATGGGGAAGAGGGAAAGGGGGGTAAGGGGGGATTGGGTGTAGGGGTAGGAATAGGTTCTTTTCCAACAGGAGAGATCCATTGGTTAAGTAGATCACTGTCTTAAAGGCGAAATTAAAAAAAACGCCTGTATCAGCAAGGTAGTACAGAGCGCTCAGGCGCTGAGAAAAAGGGTTCTTTCTGGAAGAGTGATTTTTCAGGGGAACTGATTCAGAAGGGAGGCTGGCAGCCTTTGGGGAGGCCACCAGCCATGTGAGGGGGAATCCATGAAAACCACATCACAAAATTATTATCTCATTACCGCGGGGTCCGCACAATGCAGCTGACGATCACACCTAATTTTGCACAGGAACGAGCCCTTAACCAGCTGCGCCGTAACTGGAAGGATACAGAAACCTTCATGGTGTACTCGCCGACGGGCAGTGGTAAAACAGGACTTGCCGCCTTCATCGTTGCCGGGTTCGTCAGTCGTGGCATGCGGGTAATGTTTTGCGCGCCTTACCAGATCCTCATTACCCAAACCGCAAAGCGTTTTGTGGAGTACGGGTTGCCGGGTGATGAAATCGGCTATGTCTGGGCGGATCACCCAAACTACGATCCTTCCCTCAAAATACAAATTGCCAGCGCTGATACGCTTATTCGTCGCGTGTTCCCTGACAATATCGATCTGCTGATTATCGACGAAGCGCACCTGCGAAAAAAACGCATTCTGAAGGATATCGAACGCCTGCGCGAAAAAGGCGTGAAAGTGATTGGCCTTTCGGGGACACCATTTTCCCCGTTCCTTGGCAAATACTATGACCGACTGATTAAGCCAACCACCATCGGCGAGCTGATCCAGCGTGGCGACCTGAGTAAATACGAATTTTACGCGCCAACTAAGCCGGATCTGAAGGGCGTTAAAACCTCTCCGTCTCTCCAATACGGTACCGACTACAACGAGGCTCAACTGGCGGAGATCATGTGTGGTTCCACGCTGGTTGGCGATATCGTCCAGAACTGGCTTGAGAATGGCCGGGATCTGCCGACAATCGCTTTCTGCGTCAATGTGGCCCATGCCAATTATCTGACCATCCAGTTCAACCAGGCTGGTGTTAATGCCGAGGTGATGACCGCAGACACTCCTGCCGAAGAGCGACAGACCATCATCCATCGCTTTGAGACTGGGGCCACAAAAATCATAGTCAGCGTGGGCGTGCTGGTGGCCGGGTTCGACAGTGATGTTCGCTGCATTATCTACGCCAGGCCAACTAAGAGCGAAATTCGCTGGTTACAGGCGATCGGGCGAGGCCTGCGCACGGCGCCAGGTAAAGATTCCTGCCTTATCTTCGATCACAGCGGCACTGTGCACCGCCTTGGTTATCCGGACTCTATCGAATATGACGATCTCCCGGGCAAATCTGACGGGATGGAAGAGGGCGCGCGCCGGGCCGCTGAGGAAAGGGCGGAGAAGCTGCCGCACGAATGTTCGCAATGCCACTTCATGAAACCAGCTGGTGTTTATGTATGCCCGAAATGTGGCCACAAACCTCTGGCCGGTGAGGACATTGATACCGACACCGGGCGCAAACTTAAAAAACTGGGTGGCGAGCAGCGACAGCCAACGAAGGCAGAGAAACAGGCCTGGTGGAGCCAGATCAAATTTTATCAGCGCCAGCGCGTATCGATGGGGAAAAAGCCTGTCAGCGATGCCTGGTGTGCTCACACCTTCCGCGAACGCTTTGGGGAATGGCCGAACGGCCTGAGCGATTACCCCATGGATATCACACCGACAGTTTCAAACTTCATTACGCACAAGCTGATCGCCTTCGCCAGGCAACGCGAAAAAGAGCAGCGCCTGCAAAAGCAGGCAGAAGAGCAGCCGAACCCGGCAAGAGTTCAGCAGGCGCTTAAACACGTCAGCGACATCAGACAGCAGTTAGGAAAACGAGCATGAAAACGGTAGAAGCAGCAAAAGGCCAATGGGCCATGATTTTTGAGCATTACGGACTGCCGCCGATCACCGGGAAAAACCACTTTAGAGGGAAATGCCCGCTCTGCGATTCGATTGGTAAATTCCGTATCGATGACCGTGACGGAGCTGGAACATGGATCTGCACCTGCGGAAGCGGTGATGGCATCAAACTGGTGACCCAAACCCAGGGCAAACCATTTAATGAGGTTTGCCGCGAAATTGATGAGCTGATTGGCAATACGTTCCGCCGCGAAAGTATCCCTAAAACCAGCAACGCTGGCAGCCTGCGTAAAAGAGTGCTGAGCAAATTTGCAAAACTGGCGCCGCTGCGAGGATCTTCTGGAGCCGACTATCTCAATGCGCGCGGCATTTACCAGCTTCCTCAAGAGGCTATCAGGTTTAATGACAAGGAACGCTACGGAGGGAAGGTTTTTCAGTCGCTGTATTCGCTCGCCACTGATGACAAAGGAGAACTTTGCTATCTGCACAGAACTTTGCTGGACGGTAATCGGAAAGCTCAGCTGAAGGATTCAGTTGGTGCAAAACGCCAGAAATCTCTTCAGGAAGAGAGCTATCTGGATCACGCTCGTTCAGTTGCTATCCGGATGTTCCCGGTCGCCAGCACTCTTGGCATTGCAGAAGGTATCGAAACCGCTTTGTCATGCAAGCAACTCTACAAAGTAAACACATGGGCAACCATGACCAGCGGATTCATGAAGAAATTCCGTGTGCCAGCTGGCGTAAAGAACTTCATCATTTTTGCAGACCGTGACATCAACAGTGCTACCGGTTTAGCGGCTGCTATGGAATGTGCTCATGCCAATTTGATGGCAAAAAACGACCTCGAAAAGGTCAGTATCTACTGGCCGGATAACGGGGACTTTAACGACATGCTCATGAACGGCGATCAGGTTCGTGAAATGGTTTTCTATAAAAAACAGCAGGTGGCCGCATGAAACTGGAAGCAGCACTCAAACATTTTAGTCCTCAGGGAATGCATATCAGCGACGATGTAAAGGGAACCTCTCCGGATCGTCTCACCGGCACTGATGTTATGGCAGCGATTGGTACCACCAGCAGCCGTGCGCGCTTCGGCCTGGCTGCTTTCTTCGGCAAGTCCGGCATCAGCAAAACAGATGAACAGCTCGCAGTTCAGGCGCTGGCGCAGGTTGCTATCAAAAACGCTCCTAAAAATGTCCGCAAAGCCGCTGGCGACAAGCTCGGAGCATGCATGTTGACGCTGGCGCAGTTTGCCTTTGCTGATTACTCCCGTTCGGCGGCTACCAGCGTGACATGTCACAGTTGCAGCGGTACCGGTTTTATCTCCGGGAATGAGGATGTGGTTAAACATCCTGGTATCTTCGACGATGACGGTGCCGAAGTGGTGGCCCCGAAGATTAAAAATGAGCTGGTGAAAAGGGTTTGCGAAACCTGCGGAGGGAAAAAGGTAATCCTTGCGCGGTGCAGATGCGGCGGTAAAGGCGAAGTGTTGGACCGCAAAGCGACCAAAGAACGTGGCGCACCGGTTTTCAAAACCTGTGAACGTTGCTCTGGTAATGGCTTCTCTGCTATCTCCTCGGCGACGGTACACCGTGCCATTCTGAAGCGTCTCCCGGACCTCCATCAGTCCTCATGGTCACGCAACTGGAAACCCTTTTATGAAATGCTGGTGGACACGCTGCGCCAGTGGGAGCGTCACGCGGCAGTAGAATTTGAGAAGGCAACAACTTATTAATATGATCGGAGCAAATGGCGACACTTTTTTGCACGTTAGTGTTGACTTTGCATAAAACTGTCCTGTATGCTTTCCATCGTGGGATATTACGCCTACACGACACCAAACCCGCCTCAGTGCGGGTTTTTTTATGTCCGAAATTCTTCGCGCCACGCTCGGCGCAATTCAACCACAGAGCCTTTCAGGGGTGAGCCATAGGGAACGGTCGGTGTGACTGTCTCTGTGGGCTGATCATTCCTGAGCGCTGGCTCACCCGCTAAAAGGAAAGTCACTATGTTCGGTATCTTTAAAAAGAAAGCACGTAAAGCTGTTGTCGAAGTTAAGAAAATGGAAAACCGCGACGCGGTTGAAGCTACGGTGTGGGGTGCTTACTCCATTGCGTATGCCGACGGCACATGCGACGCGAAAGAAATCGCCACTCTGGAAAAAACTATTTCAGCATTGCCTGCTTTCGCACCGTTCGCTGGTGAGATCGCACAGATGAGTAGCAATATCCGTGCTCGCTATGAAGCTTCGCCGCGCTCTGCTAATGCACAGGCGCTGCGCGAACTGGCTGACGTTGCCGGTACAAACGATGCTGTTGATGTTCTTTGCCTGTGCCTTGATGTCGCTGACAACGACGGCATCGGGGAAGAAGAAGAGAAGCAGCTCAAGAAAATTGCTCAGGCGCTGCAACTTCCACTGGATCAGTACCTGTGATCGGAAAACTGCGCTGGGTAGCCGCCGGGGTATTGATGTTCCTGGTGGTTGCCATCGACTTCACCAGCAAAATGATGTCCATCCTTGCTGATGGCGTGCTGGTAGCCGGGGTAATTGCTTTACTCTGGCCCCTGTTTAAATCCAGTAAATAACACTTTGCAAAAGGTCATTTCTGATGGCCTTTGACAGAGTGAATTTTTTCTTCGGTGCTATAGTAAACTGGCATTCGATAATGCTCTCGATACTGATAACACTTGGTGGGGATGGGGATACACCAACTTCGCAGAGACAACTGCATGACCCATGACCAGCAACCCAATGCTGGTCTTTTTTCCGCCATTAGCTCAACTGGAAAGAGCACGGAGCTTCTACCTCTGTGGTTCGGGGTTCGAATCCTCGATGGCGGACCAGTGTCCAATTCGTTAAGCGAGGAAGTTTCTCAACTCTGATTTATGCGCTATTTTTTTATTGTGGTGAATCCCCCTATGCGGAGGGGCGTTCCAGCAGTTACCTGAAAAGGAAACCTCTCAGACGCGGGAATGTTTGCTGGAGTAATTCTCACCGGGAGGCACCCGGCACCACGATAACAATAAAATCGAATTGATAATTCCTTGAGAGCCTGCTTTAAACAGCAGGTTTTTTTTGCTCGTTTCCCGAAGTTACGGCTACGCTAAAGAAGAAGGGGATATATCCGCTGGCAGATGGTTCTCCTGAACCATCAGTGAATCGGCCTCGATACCCGGACGTCACTACCTGTCTTTCGGATGATCTCCTTTCTACCTTCTTGTGATAATCATCACTTTAGCCTGCTCTCGCGAGCGGGCTTTTTTTATTCCCCTCAAATTTCCTGAGAGGGATCACAGCAATAAGAGGGGGCTTAATGTCCGATCCATTAACCGGCACCGGCGCTGTTCTCGGCGGCGGCCTGCTGGGTTCAGTCCTGTACGGCGTCTTTACTCATACAGATTTTGGTGTGGTGTTCGGGGCGTTTGGTGGTGCGGTGTTCTACGTCGCGACAGCCACAAACCTGTCCCGCGCCCGACTGGCAGCATATTTCCTGACGTCGTTTATCGTTGGGGTGCTTGGGGCGGGACTTATTGGCTCACTGCTAAATGCAGCTTCGCACTATGAAAAACCGCTGGATGCACTGGGTGCAGTGATTCTGTCTGCCCTGTGTATAAAAATCCTCACTTATCTTAACAACCAGGACCTGAACAACGTGTTCAAGTTTTTCTCGCGGCTACGTGGGGGAGGGGGAAATGGTAATTGACCCGTCAGCAGTCTTTAATGCGTTTATTTGTGCGGCCATCGTCATCGTGCTGATGTTTTACCAGCGACATGGCGCCCGGCATCGCCCCTTTATTTCTGTCCTGGCGTATATAACCGTGCTGGTTTACGCCGCGATCCCCTTGCAGTTCATCTTCGGCCTTTATCGTGATTCCAGCTGGCTGGTGGTGGTCGCAAACATTCTTATCTTCGCCGCCATCCTGAAGGTTCGTGGAAATATGGCGCGGCTGGTTGATCGTCTGAGGCACTAATGAACCAAACACAATTTCAGAGGGCGGCTGGTATCAGCGCCGGGTTAGCTGCGCGCTGGTTTCCACATATCGACGCCGCTATGAAGGAATACGGCATCACCGCACCGCTCGATCAGGCCATGTTTATTGCCCAGATGGGGCATGAAAGCACCAGATTTACCCGACTAGTGGAGAACCTGAATTACGCGGTTGAAAACCTGGTACCGACGTTCGGTAGCCACCGCATCACGCAACAGCAGGCAGCAGCTCTTGGCAGAACAGCAACGCAACCGGCAAACCAGAAAGCGATCGCCAATCTGGTATACGGCGGTGAGTGGGGAAAAGAACATCTTGGCAATCAGGTTGCCGGTGATGGCTGGAAATATCGCGGTCGCGGGCTGAAACAGGTTACCGGCCTGAGCAACTACCGCAGCTGTGGCCATGCGCTGAAGCTAGACCTTGTAACTCGACCTGAATTGCTGGAACAGGATGAATATGCTGCTCGCTCAGCTGCATGGTTCTACGTCTCCCGCGGTTGCCTGCTTCATTCCGGCGACGTTGAGCGCGTGACACTTCTTATCAATGGCGGTAGAAACGGACTGGATAAACGCCGCGCGCTGTTTAACCTGGCGAAATCCGTTCTGGTGTGAGGTGTCTATGAGCATCATCGAAATGATTTTAGGCGGTATTGCTGCGCTGGTGGCCGTCGCGCTCAGTGGTTTTTTTGCCGGGAATGTTCGCGGTCGCGGAAAAGCAGAAGCAAAAGCCAAACAGCAGCGCACCGAAGAGAACGCAGCGGCTGCCGTTGCGGCGGCAGAACGTAAAGCGGAAGTCACCAAAGAGGCCAGTAATGTCCAGCAGACTGTTAATCACATGCCTGATGACGATGTTGATCGCGAGCTGCGGGACAACTGGACCCGTAAGGGTTGAGGTAGTGGACACTGCTTGCGACTGGGTTAAACCGATCTACGGCACAGCGCACGACTGGGATGTTCTGGATAAGCAGACAAAGCGCGACATCCTTGCACATAACAAAGCGTGGCAGGCGAACTGTTCAAAATCTTGAAGTAATAATTTCAACATGGATGCTTTAAAAGCATCCTGCCTTGTTCAAGTATTACGATTATTGATTGGATGAGAAGAAATTCGTAACTTTGCCGAAAAGCTGTTCATAAAACTCAACACCTAGCTTAGCGAGCTCTGTTGGATGGCGAGTTGTTAATGGTTGAGAAAGATGTGATTCAGGTGGCAAATAATGTACACCTCTGTTAATTACCTCTTTCACTTCAACAGTTTCTGGAGTGAAGGTTACGACTAAAGGATGGCTACCACGATATTCATGTATGTCTGTCCCTCTCATAACTAACTTTTCAATATGTACTGGTTCTCCAGGGTTAGCTACGTCAAATCCAAGATGAAAGCTTCCTGGAACTCGTTTAGCCACATCCTGAATTGAGTGCGTATCCGCGTTCCTGGCTTGTTTAAGATAACGCAAAAGAGGATCTGAGCTTCTCAGGGCATTTTCTTTCGAAAGAAGGGTATTGAATTTTTCTTTATGAGGATTACAGGCTCGTTGGAGTTTCTCGAAGATTTTTTCTAAACGGTTGAGGAAATCGCACCATGCTTCTTCGTATTCTTCATAATTTTTTGCTGAGACCATCCTCTCAAAGCAACGCTTAGAGGCATTCAATTCTTTTTGGGCAGGAATAAAATCCATATGAAATTGCATAATAAATCTCTCAAGTTTCGTTGCCAGGTATTCAACAGATAATAATCGGGTATCGACATGAAAGTCATCATTGATGGCGTAAGTTATTACCCATGTGTAGGGGAAAGTTATCCTATTGGTATAGCAATCACTACGCATGATCGAGCCGACATTCTGAAGAGCTCACTTGAACAGCACATGAAGCATCTGCCTGCCGGAGCGCTGGTGATTGTAGTTGACGACGGCTCTAAACCTGCCGCAATAGTGCCTGACGGCGTGCAGCTGCTTCGCCATGAAACATCACTCGGCATTGTTGCTTCGAAGAACGCCAGTTTAACCGCGCTGATGGACGCCGGGTGTGAGCATCTGTTTTTGTGGGACGAAGATGCATGGCCGATTGCCAATAACTGGCATCTTCCCTATATCGAATCACCCGAGCCACACCTGGCTTACCAGTTTCTAGATCTGGCAGGGACGAATAAGTTGAAGGATATGGCAGTCCTGTACCGGGATGATAAGCACATCGCTTACACTGGTCAGCGCGGCGTGATGCTGTATTACCACCGCAGCGCTATCGAGAAGGTTGGCGGTTTCGATCCGGTTTATGGTCGTGGCATGTACGAGCACAGCGATCTCGCCTTGCGCATCCATAACGCTGGCCTGACGACATGGGCTTACGGTGATGTGGTCGGTTCAGAAAAGCTGATTCATTCTCTCGATGAGCATGAAGCGGTAGAGCGTTCAGTGCCGAGGCCAGACCGCCAGGCGCTGGTGGAACGTAATGTGAAGATCCACAACGAACGGCGTGATGCCGGGTTTACTGGTTACGTTGAATACCGACAGCAGCGCGACGTGGTTATCACAACGCTGCTTACCAGCCAGCCTGACCCGCAGCGCGGCACAAAAATGGCAGCCTCGCCTGACATGCTGAGCAAATGGGCCTCATCACTTCGCCAGTGTGGTCGTATAGCGCTGGTGGATGAATTACTGACGGCCCCGGCAGATGTTGAGCTATGTCGCGTTCCTGACGTGAAGATGAATGTCTACTTTCGTCGCTGGTTGCACATCTGGCAGCACCTGCGAGAACACCCTGAATACCGGTTCGTCTGGTGTACCGATGGTACCGATGTCGAAATGCTTCGCGCGCCGTGGGAAGAAATGGAAGCCGGAAAGGTATATGTCGGTTCAGAACCAAAGACCTACGCCGATACCTGGGCAAAGCAGAACCATCCGGAGCGCATCTATCAGGAGTTCATTGAAGCGCACCGAAACGATGTAATGCTTAACGCTGGGCTGCTGGGTGGTACCCGCGCTGATGTGATGGCGTTCGCCCACGGAATTATTCGCCTTTACTACCGGATCGAGAGTTATCGTTTCTGGAAGAAAGAACAGGCTGGCGCCGCGGTGGGCGACATGCTGGCGTTCGGCATTGTTGCGCAGTCATTCGCTGACAGGCTGGTCACCGGTCCTCTCGTGCATACCGTGTTTAAAACTGATGGCATCGGCAAAGAAAATGCCTGGTGGCGCCATAAATAACAGGAGGTCTTATGATTTCGTATGAGGTTGAGTTCCCGACCCAAAAATCTGTAAGTTTCAAAATTAATGGTTACTCCTCAGCAGAGGGACTGGACTGTAAAACGGTAGAGGCTATTGGCGGTGAAGTCAAAGTACAGCTCGATAAGAAAAACATGTTGACTGTACCTTATCGTGAAGACATTACAGCAGACTTTACTCTTGAAGGTTACAAGCAGCGCGCTGAAACTCACGCGAAAACTGTAATCGATCAGATTGTGAATGCGGCTCAGCACCGAGCCGCCGACGACTTAATTCAGGAAGTTACGAACGCGATTGCTTCTTCTGAATTATTTTCTCAACTCTCTTAATCGCTTCGTGAGCATCTGGGGCAGATGAAATTTCAGGCGGTGTAACCTCCTTCAGTACATCCATCAGAACGTCCCCAACATTCTGTTTTGGTGACAGCTTGTTAACAGCCTCAATAATCAAAGAAAAAACCAGTTTATTGGTGGCTTTTTCAATCTTTATTTCACGTTGTAAATCTGCAACTGCTTTTTCCAGTTCTGACATGGAACTCATGGGTATTTTCCTTATCGGAGGTAATCAGCCATCCCCCCGCGACAGAGTGCGCCAGTGCCCCACCACTGACGGGCTGAATGCTTAACTTAACCAGGGTTAACGCGAATCAACACCCTGATATTTAGACAGTAGCCGCCATCGTGCGGCTTTTTTTATTGGAGATTCGCTGGTGGCTGAAAAAATAAAGTTTGTTGTTCTCGGTCACCATTCGAGACACAAGCAGGCTTTGTGTCTGGCCGAATCTATTGGTGCTGTCCTGCTAATTGATAACAGTGACCACGGCGCGACCTGGAATCATCGCCGCGCGCTGGAGTGGGCTGCCTGCCAGTCCTGTCGGGTAGTGATTCTGGAAGACGACGCGATGCCTGTTGCTGGTTTCACTGATCTGGTGGGTGAGTGGCTTAACAGCTTCCCAGAATCGCTGGTGAGTTTTTACCTGGGTACCGGCCGACCGCCGCAGTACCAGATGCAGATAGCCGAACGGCTGATAGTTGCTGATAAGACTCAGGCTGACTACATCACACTGCCGCGGCTGATACACGGCGTTTGTTATAGCGTACCTCCTCAGCATATTGAACGAGTCCTTTCTCGATGGGACAGCAGCAAGCCTGCCGATTATGCCGTTGGTGATGCTTATGGCGGCGCTGTGGTTTATCCGTGTTACTCGCTGGTGGATCATGCGGATGGTGTGCCTGTTGAGCGTCACTCTGATTCAGCGCAACGAACAGAACGCCGTCGAGCGTGGCGAATCGCCTGAAAAACCGGCCAATTGGCCGGTTTAATTAGTTTTATCTTTTGCTGTCTGGAGTCCGTTTAACTGGTACCCATGTTGCACCAGGTTTAGAAGTTGGTGGTGCAGTATGGTTATCAGGAATGGTTGTGTAGTTATCGGTTTGGCCGCCACGCGGACCGCGTTCACGATATACGCCGCCATCACGTCCACTAGACTGGCCAGGTTTCAAACCCATAAATACCTCCACGATATAAGCCACAAAAGTGTGGCAAATACACTTTGCAGCAAGTTTCACCGTTTTCAACGTGGCGATGACTCAATTTTTTAGGAGTGTTAATGCCATCACAAATACCAAGGGCATGCCGCAAGCGTGGCTGCCCCGGCACAACCACAGATCGCTCAGGCTATTGCCCCAAGCACCTTAACGAAGGCTGGCAGCAGCATCAGCGGGGACAGAGCAGGCATCAGCGCGGTTATGGCAGTAAGTGGGACAGGCTGCGCCCAATCGTTCTCGACAGGGACAAACACCTCTGTCAGGAATGCCTTCGAAATGGAAGGTATACGCCCGCTGAGACGGTAGACCACATCACCGCCAAAGCAAATGGGGGGACCGATGACCTGTCCAATCTCGAAAGCCTTTGCAAGCCTTGCCACAGGGCGAAGACAGCGGTCGAAAGACTCAAATGACATAAATTCTCATTTGAAGCGACCAGAGGGGAGGGCGGGTTGAAAGTTCAGGAACGACGCACCAAAGGACCGCCGCCTAACCTCTTTTCACATCGCCGCAGGTTAGAAAACTTTTTTATGGGGTCCCCCACTCGATGATTAATAGGAGTTTTCGATTATGTCTGGACCACCGAAAACCCCGACCCATCTACGTTTGGTGAGGGGTAACCCATCTAAACGCCCGATCAATGAGAACGAACCCAAACCCCCTTCAGGGGTACCCCCAACGCCGAAGCATTTCGACAAGCAGGGGAAATACTGGTTTAAACGGATGGCCGACGAGCTTGATGCTATCGGTGTGATGTCTCAGCTTGATGCCAGAGCCCTTGAGCTGCTGGTTGAGGCCTATACCGAATACCGGCATCACTGCGACACGCTTGAAGTTGAGGGCTACACCTACCGGACCGAAACGCAGAGCGGGGATGTGCTGAAAGGCTCACCCCGCCGCCATCATGAAAGCTGATGCCTGGAAACGTCTGCGTGCCATGCTTGGTGAGTTCGGCATGACTCCAGCCAGCCGATCGAAAGTGAATGCAAAAGGTCCTGAAGCGGTTGATCCGCTGGCCGAGTTTATGAAAGCGAGGGATTAATGGCTAAGGTTGCAGAAGGCATCCGCTACGCCGAGAGGGTAGTGGCGGGGGAAATTATTGCCTGTGAGTATGTGCGCCTTGCCTGTCAGCGTTTTCTTGACGATCTGGCACACGGCGAAGAGCGCGGTATTTTCTTCAGTGAACCGCGCGCGCAGCACATTCTGAATTTCTATAATTTTGTACCTCACGTAAAAGGCGCACTGGCAGGGCAGCCTATTGAGCTGATGGACTGGCACGTTTTCATCCTGATTAATATTTTTGGTTTCGTGATCCCGCTGGTTAACGAGGAAACGGGAGAAACCGTTTTGCGTAACGACGGCAGCGGTCGTCCAGTAATGGTTCGGCGCTTCCGTACAGCAGATGTTGAGGTGGCCCGTAAAAATGCCAAATCAACGCTTTGCTCCGGCGTGGGGCTTTATATGGCTGGTGCCGACGGCGAGGGCGGTGCGGAGGTTTATTCCGCTGCAACCACCCGTGACCAGGCACGCATTGTTTTTGAAGACGCGAAGAATATGGTCAAGAAGGCGAAAGCCACTCTTGGGCGGATCTTCGAATTCAACAAGCTCGCTATCTACCAGGAGCAAACGGCCTCCAAATTCGAGCCTTTATCATCAGATGCGAACAACCTCGACGGCCTGAACATCCACTGTGCCATCGTCGACGAGCTGCATGCTCACAAAACCCGTGACGTCTGGGACGTTCTGGAGACGGCAACCGGCGCACGTCTGCAATCGCTGCTTTTCGGTATCACCACCGCCGGTTTCAACAAAGAAGGCATCTGCTACGAATTGCGTGATTACGCCATCAAGGTGCTGCGTGGGCTGGTAAAAGACGATACGTTTTTTGCCATCATCTACACCTTAGATGAAGGTGACGATCCCTTTGATGAAAAAGTCTGGCAGAAGGCGAATCCGGGGCTGGGTATCTGTAAGCGCTGGGATGACCTGCGCCGCCTGGCTAAAAAGGCGAAAGAGCAGGTTTCGGCCAGAATTAACTTTTTCACCAAGCACATGAATATCTGGGTTACCGCTGAGTCAGCCTGGATGGACATGATGAAATGGGAGAAATGCGAGTTTATCGCCCCGCAGCACGAACTTAAAACCTATCCCTCCTGGGTGGGCGTTGACCTGTCAAACAAAATTGATATCTGTGCGGCCGCTAAAGTCTGGCGCGCGCCAGATGGCCACGTTCATGCGGATTTCAAATTCTGGCTACCGGAAGGACGCCTTGAGAAATGTTCACGCCAGATGGCAGAGCTCTATCGTAAGTGGGCCGGGATGGACAAGCTGATCCTTACCGACGGGGATGTAATCGACCATGCTCAGATTAAGGAAGAGCTACAGCTGTGGGTAGCTGGCGAGAGCCTGAAAGAAATTGGCTTCGACCCGTGGAGTGCGACGCAGTTCAGCCTTGCGCTGGCAGAAGAAGGGTTGCCGCTGGTGGAAGTGCCGCAGACGGTTCGCAATTTCTCAGAGGCGATGAAAGAGGTCGAAGCGCTGGTATATGGTGGCCGCTTCCATCACAGCGATCACCCGGTGATGAACTGGATGATGTCCAACGTAACCGTCAAACCGGACCGGAACGAGAACATATTCCCGAATAAGTCCACACCAGAGGCCAAAATTGACGGCCCTGCGGCCTTGTTCACAGCAATGAGCCGCGTTCTAGTTAACGGTGGAAACGACCAGCAGGATCTCTCCGGATTCTTCAATAATCCCATCATGGTAGGTTTCTGATGAAAAAAAACAAACGGCCAGGCAGGGTTAAAAGTGCTCTGCTTAACTGGCTTGGTGTGCCTATCAGCCTGACTACCGGCACATTCTGGGAGGAATGGTTTGGTACCAGCAGCAGCGGAAAGGTGGTAACGGCCGATAAAGCCATCCAGCTATCGGCTGTGTGGGCATGTGTAAGACTGTTAAGCGAGTCTATTTCAACCCTTCCGCTGAAAATATACGTTCGACAGCCTGACGGTTCGCGTAAAGCGGCAACCGATCATCCGGCCTATTCGATACTGTGCCGCCGACCCAATTCAGAAATGACACCATCACGCTTTATGTTGATGGTAGTCGCCAGTATTTGCCTGCGCGGGAACGCCTTCATTGAGAAGAAATTCATCGCAAACCGCCTGGTTTCGCTGGTGCCTTTGCTGCCGCAGAACATGGTGGTTAAACGTCTCACAACCGGGGCGCTGGAATACAAATACACTGAAAACGGTAACGAGCGCGTCATTCCCGTCAAAAACATCATGCACATTCGCGGGTTCGGTCTTGACGGTGTTTGCGGCATGATGCCGATGAAAACAGGCCGGGATGTGATCGGTTCTGCAATGGCGGTTGAAGAGTCCGCGGCGAAGATATTCGAACAGGGCCTGCAAAGTTCAGGGTTTCTCTCTTCTGATAAAGCTCTGGATGATACTCAACGTGAAAAACTTCGCGGTTACATGGCGGCGTTTACAGGCTCAAAAAACGCCGGGAAAATCATGGTTCTTGAGGGAGGCTTGACGTACCAGGGCGTAACCATGAACCCGGAAGATGCTCAGATGCTCGAAAGCCGCGCCTTTAGCATTGAGGAGATCTGCCGCTGGTTTCGCGTTCCGCCTTTCATGGTCGGTCACACCACGAAGCAAAGTAGCTGGGCATCCAGTCTGGAGGGCATGAACCTCCAGTTCCTGACGCACACCCTGCGACCCCTGCTGGTGAACATCGAACAGGAAATTGGACGGTGCCTGCTGGACAGCGATGATGAGGTTTTCGCGGAGTTCTCCGTAGAAGGACTGCTGCGCGCCGACAGCGCGGGCCGTGCTGCGTACTATACCAGTGCGCTCCAGAATGGGTGGATGTCCCGCAATGATGTGCGCCGTCTTGAGAATATGCCACCGATTGAAGGGGGTGACATTTACACCGTTCAGCTCAACCTGACGCAACTGAAAAATCTCGAAAGCAGCAATCCTGCTGTTCAGGCTCTGGCCCTGAGAGAACTGCATAACCACATATTCCCTGACATTTCCTTTGAACAATCTCCGCTGAAACAGGCCGCTTAGGAGCATTTTCCTGATGAGCAAAAAACAACTTCCGGCAGCACCGGCGGGTCGCCCCTGCGCGCGGGTCACCTGTGAAACTTTACCCTCCGCCATGGAACGCTGGGATGGCGGGATCAAGGCTGCGGCCACCGACGACAACAGTATTTCTGTTTTTGATGTGATCGGGCAGGACTACTGGGGTGAAGGCGTAACAGCCAAACGTATCGCCGGTGCGCTACGGGCGATGAATGGCGCCGACGTCACGGTCAATATCAACTCCCCTGGCGGTGACATGTTCGAAGGTCTGGCAATCTACAATCTTCTGCGTGAATACGAAGGCCGTGTGACGGTGAAGGTGCTCGGTATTGCCGCCAGCGCCGCCTCGGTCATTGCGATGGCCGGGGATGAAATTCAGATCGGTCGTGGTGCCTTCCTGATGATCCACAACTGCTGGGTCTACGCGATGGGTAACCGCCATGACTTTGCGGAACTGGCACAGTCTCTGGAGCCCTTCGATAACGCTATGGCAGACATCTACGCGGCGCGTTCCGGCCTTGATATGGCAGCCGTTCAGAAACTGATGGATGCCGAGAGTTATATCGGTGGCAGTGACGCTGTGGCGAAGGGACTGGCAGACAGCCTGCTTTCTGCTGATGCGGTCAGTGATGGAGATGAATCACCCGCGGCCGCGCTTCGCAAACTTGATGCGCTGCTGGCTAAAACCAACACCCCGCGCTCTGAGCGCAGAAAACTCATTAAAGCCTTATCCGGTGGCATGCCTGGCGCTGTCACCACCAACGACGGTACGCCGGGCGCTGCCGAAGATATCAAACCTGAAACCCTCAATTCACTTGAAAGCGCTCTTGCGGCGTTAGTCAAATAAGGACCCTTTATGTCTGAAGTAAACGAAATTCTGAAAAAAGTCACTGCCAGCATTGAAGAGGCAACCGGCAAATTCAACGCGAAAGCAGAAGACGCACTCAAAGAGGCGCAGAAGTCAGGCAGGCTGTCAGAAGAAACAAAAGCTGCGGTTGATAAAATGGCTTCTGAGTTCAATGCGCTGCGTGAAGCTGAAAAAACCCTGAAGGCCGCAATGGGCGAACTGGAGCAACATGTTGCCCAGATGCCGCTGGCAAACGCAAAACAGGTTGTCGAGTCAGTTGGCCACCAGGTGATCTCCGCTGAAGCTCTGAAAACCTTTGCTTCCAGCGTGGAAGGCGGTAAGCGCATCAGCATCCCGGTTAAGGCCGCCCTGACTTCGGTGGATGTGCCTGATGGTGTTGTGGAGCCACAGCGCCTGCCAGGTATTGATACGGCACCGAAACAGCGCCTGTTTATCCGCGATCTGATTGCTCCAGGCCGTACGTCCTCCTCAGCTATTTTCTGGGTACAGCAGACAGGCTTTACCAATAACGCGAAAGTGGTTCCTGAAAATACGCAGAAACCATACAGCGAAATTGAGTTCACGCCGAAAATCACTGGCGTCAGCACCATTGCCCACCTGTTCAAAGCCTCAAAGCAGATCCTGGATGACTTCGCACAGTTGCAGTCCACCGTTGATGCCGAAATGCGCTACGGGCTGAAGTATGCAGAAGAGCAGGAAATTCTCTTCGGTGATGGTACCGGCGTTCATCTGCACGGCATCGTTCCTCAGGCGTCAGCGTTCAATCCGGCGTTCACTGTCGAACAGCAGAGCGGGATTGACGATCTGCGTCTGGCAATGTTGCAGGCACAGCTGGCACGCTTCCCGGCATCTGGTCATGTTCTTCACTTCATTGACTGGGCGCGGATCGAGCTGACCAAAGACAGCCTTGGTCGTTACATTCTGGCGAACCCTGCGGCGCTGACTGGTCCGACTCTGTGGGGCCTGCCGGTTGTTGCAACGGAAGCGGCAGCCTTCCAGGGTAAATTCCTGACCGGTGCATTTAACGCTGGCGCGCAAATCTTCGACCGCGAAGATGCGAACGTGGTTATCTCCACGGAGAACGCCGACGACTTCGAGAAAAACATGATCACCATCCGTTGCGAAGAACGTCTGGCGCTGGCTGTGAAACGCCCACGCCCTGAGGCGTTCGTGTACGGTTCATTCAGCACCGGCGCGGGTAGCTGATAACTATTGCGGCCTTCGGGCCGCTTTTTTTCGGGGCAAACAAATGCTTGATCAGAATGTGGTGAAACAGCATTGCCGCATTGATACCGACTTTACGGGTGATGATGCTCTGCTGGAGATTTACACAGGTGCGGCGGCCCGGTACGTCCAGACATGGACACGCCGAACGCTCTACGAAAAGGAAAGCAGCCCTGGCTACGCTGACGACCCGGACCCGATACTGCTCAATGATGATGTTAAGGCAGCCATGCTACTGCTTATCGGTCACTGGTATGCAAACCGGGAATCCGTGGCCATCGGGCAAACCGTTGCAGAGGTCCCGCTTGCAGTTGAAGCCCTGCTTCAGCCATACCGAATTTACGGGGTGTAAATATGGCCTGTTCAGGATGCGCGGAACGGCGTGAGTGGGTAAAAAAATGGGCGAAAATTGCATATGAACGAGCAAAAGGTAAGCGAGCTGATAACAGCGCTACGCGAACAGACAGAAGCACAGAGGGCGCAGACGGACGCGATAAACCGGCTGGCTGAGTCCAATATGGCGTTATGCGATGTCATTATCCAGTCACTGGCTGAAGATGATGGGGTTGAAATTACGTCACTGAACGATTTGAAACCTCAGTATCTCAGCCAGAAAGTCAGGGGGTAGAATGCAGGCCGGGAAACTACGTCACCGGGTAACAATCCAGGAGCCGGTGATAGTTCAGAACCCAGAGACTGGAGCTGTTAATAAAACCTGGCGGGGTGTGGCTACCGTATGGGCGGAAGTCTCCCCGTTGTCGGCTCGCGAGTTTATTGCAGCCCAGGCATCGCAGGGGGAAATCACTACCCGTATCACAATTCGCTTTCGACCGGGAATTACCCGGATGAATCGCATCCTGTTCCGCGGTGGGATATATAACATCGAGGGCGTGCTTCCTGATCCGAAAAGTGGCCGCGAATATCTCACGCTTCCCTGTTCAGAAGGGGTAAACGATGGCTGACGGTGTTGAAGTAAGTCTTACCGGGCTTGATTCCCTGCTTGGTAAAATGGAGGCAGTCTCAGACGTCACTCGTAACAAAGCGGGGCGATTTGCGCTTCGTAAAGCCGCAAACCTTATCAGGGACCGTGCCCGGAGTAATGCAGCCCGGGTTGATGACCCCCTGACCAAAGAGGCCATCTATAAAAATATCGTTGCCAGCTTTGGCAGTCGTGAATTCCGGAGAACGGGTAACCTGACTTTCCGCGTTGGCGTTATGGGCGGTGCGCGGCAGTATGCCCAGACAAAAGCCAACGTCAGAAAGGGGCGAGCCGGTAGAACCTACAAAACAGCAGGCGACAAAGGGAATCCCGGCGGCGACACCTGGTACTGGCGAATGCTTGAATTCGGAACAGAGCATGCAGCAGCACGACCTATCATCCGCCCCGCGATGAACGGTATCGATGGCCCTGTCATTAACGTTTTTGCGGAAGAAATGGAAAAAGCTATCGATCGTGCGATCAGGCAGGCCGTGAAAAAGGGGACCAAAGCATGATAGCGCCTGTTTTTAAAGTTTGTGCAGCCAGCCAGGAGGTTCGCTCCCTGCTGGGAGAATCTCCCGTAAGGCTGTACCCCTTCGGCAAGCATTTTGATGAAGTTGTCTATCCCTATGCGCTCTGGCAGAACATTGACGGTGATCCACAAAACTACCTGAAGCAGCGACCAGATATAGACCGCTTTTCTGTTCAGATTGACGTTTACGCCGACACAGATACAGAAGTCATCACGGTTGCGCGGGCGCTTCGTGATGTGATCGAAGGCAGCGCAATAATCACCAGGTGGGGTACGCAGGAACTGGAACCCAGCACCATGAAGTACCGTTATTCCTTCGACGTCGACTGGCTCGTCAAACGATAAACCAACCTTCCACATCACACCGGCGCAGCCGGTTTTTTTATACCCGGAGATAACCATGTCAGTAGTGACTCAAGGCACACAGTTGTACGTGCTCGCGAATGGTGTCGTGAGCGAAATTGAATGTATCACTGCATTTTCACCAGGCGGAAGCCCGGCAGATCAGATTGATGACACCTGCCTGAGCGAACGTAACACCCGAAAATATAAAAAGGGCTTGCGTACACCGGGGCAGGCAACGGCCACGCTTAACGCAGATCCTGCTAACGCCAGCCACCTGATGCTCAGCAACATGGCAGAGTCAAACGACCAGAGCGACGTAACGTTTGCTATCGGCTGGTCTGATGGAGAATCAGAGCCGACAGCGGGAACTGGTCCGGGTGCGGTAGATGGCCTGGTGCTTCCTCCCGATCGAACCTGGTACGTATTCAAGGGATACGTTTCCGACTTCCCTTTCGACTTTCAGGGAAACACGGTCGTGCAGACTTCTGCCACCATCCAGCGTTCCGGGCAGGGGGCATGGATTCCTAAAGCACAGTCCGGCAGCTAATCACTGGCGGGGGCGAGCCCCCGCGTATCAACAAACATTTTCGGGAAAGATAAATGAAACTGACACTCGACACCCTGAAAGAAACGGGAGCGTTTACCGGCCGCCCGGTGGAAAAAGAAATCACCTGGAAATCGCAGGATGGTAAGGAACATACAGCCACAACTTATATCCGTCCTCTTGGTTATCACACTGCCACATCAGATGTGCTTGCTGGTCTGGGCCGTATTGATGGGGTTGCTGGGCGTATCGCAGCGTCAATTTGCGATGAGCATGGCCATCAGGTGTTTACGGTTGCCGATGTTACCGGCGAGGCCGATCCAGACCGTGGCGCGCTGGATGGTGGCCTGACGGTGGCGCTGCTGGTGGCTATTCAGGAAGTTAACGATCTGGGAAAGACGGACTCAGTGCAGAAGACGAAATCTGGTGCGAACTAGTCCTTAACGGGATAGGTGGCCGCACTATCGCTGAGGCAAAAGAACGCCTCAGCTTCCGCGAGTTCCAGCAGTGGGTACAGTACCGGCAGAAGTACGGCAATCTGAACCCGATGATGCGAACAGAGTGGGGGGCGGCACTGGTTTCTTCTGTGCTGGCAAACGTAAACCGTACCAAAAACACTCCTGCCTTCAGCATTGCTGATTTCGCGCCTCATATTGCCGCTGTTGAGCGGGAGGCAGCAAACGAGCCGATCAAACTTGAAGACGCTATGCGTACCTGGGGGTGATACATCAATTTCTCATGTTAAACTGTAACTTGAACTTCAAAGGGGAAGTAAACATGAGAAACTTAGGATGGTTGTTGTCGTTAGGTGGTGTTGCGTTAGGCGTCTTTGCATTACTCATGGATGTAAGCGTTCCTGTCGGAGATGGTTCACGCGTCAACAACATTGGTCTGATGGCTGAGCGGCAGAATTATTTAATTGTTGCAGCGGTTTTGTTTATTGGTGGAATATTGCTTGCAAATAAAACAAAGAGAAATATGCCTAGAAATAATTACAAAGCCTATGACCTATCAACCATAAACAAAGATGATTTCATCAAGGGTGACGGTAGTATTAATTTAGAGGAAGTCCGCAATTTTTCAATCTTCCTGCTTGAAAAACACTCTGGTAAATCGGTATCAGAAATTACTTTCATGAACATGCCTCTTATTGAGCGTATTGCAGGGGAAATGCCTGCCCCTCTTGGGAAAAACTTCAAGAGCGAGCTTGAGCGAAGTCTAAAAGCAAACATATGAAAATCAGCCCGCTATGCGGGTTTTTTTATTTCTGGAGTTAATTATGGCTGGGAAATCACTCGGGACCCTTACACTCGATCTTGTTGCCAAGGTTGGCGGTTTTGTTTCTGGCATGGATAAAGCGGAAAGAGCCTCTCAGCAGTGGGCTAAGCAAGTTCAGAAGGATGCCGCTGAAACTACCAAAGCTTTTGCCTCCATTGGTTCAGCAACAGTTGCTTTAGCCGGCGCTGTTGGTGTTGCTGGTTTTCAGCTTCTAAAATCTACCTCGAAACAAATAGCAGAGACAGACCGTTGGGCTAAATCACTAAATATTTCCACTCAAGAGTTGTTATCGTGGCAGTTCGCTGCCGAAAAGGCCGGTGTGTCCGGCGATCAAATGGCCGATATCTTCAAAGATATTGGTGACAAAATCGGCGATGCGGTCCTGAATAAGTCAGGTGAGGCCGTTGATGCCCTGAATGCTCTTGGATTATCCGCTGAAAAATTATCCAAAGTAAGTCCAGACAAACAACTTCTGGCGATTGGTGAGTCGCTTGGTAAAATCAGCACAAACGCTGAAAAAACCACAGTACTTGAAAGCCTTGGCAATGACCTTTCGAAACTTCTTCCTCTGTTTGATAATAACAATGAGAAGCTTAAGCAGTTTTTAAGTCTCGCTAAAGATTTCGGAGTTGCTCCAGACCCTGCATCAATAGACGATCTCGTTAAAGTGAATCAGATATTCGAGGATATTGAAGCACAGGTTCGAGGGTTAAAATTAGAAATTTCAGCAGGACTCGCCAAAGTAGACTTATCTCCTCTTACAGACTCACTTGATCAATTGAGGAAAGTTTTAACAGATCCAAAGGTTCTTCAGGGTATCACTAACTTAGTGTCTGAGGTGGCAGAGCTTACCGGATGGTTGGTAAAATCAGCTGCTGCGGCTGGACAATTAGCAGCAAGCACAGGTAATAGGATAGCTGCCATCGGTGGTAATATTGACCGAAAAAATCTTGATCAGGTAAAAGAACGAATTGACTGGCTTCAAAGAAACATTGATGCAGGTAACTTTCCTGAAACTGAAAGTATTATTGGCAGTGTACTCGATTCAAATATTACTCTGGCAAATGCAAAGAAAGAGTTAGAAGATTTAATAAAATTAAAGGGTCAATTAGTTGCTGGTAGCCCAGCAAAACTGCCAATTCAACCTGCAACAGTAGGTGGGGGCTACGCGCTTGATAAAGACGAAACAAACGGGAAGACAAAACCCGATTCAACCCTTAAAAAGCTTGAGTCTTCGTTTAAATCTATGGAGACAAGTTATCTTCGTCAAATTGCTCTGATCGACACTACTGGAAAGAAAAGCGCAGAAGTCACAGAACAACAAAAGCTTCAGTTTGATATTGCGGACGGCAAGCTGGCTGGACTTAATGAAACTCAGAAGACTCGCCTGGAGCAGCTCGCTACTGAGGTTGATCGCCTCAATTCAGTTAAAAAGGCCAATGAGGAAAATATCAGGCTCGCCGAATATGTTGCGAACCTTCAGCGCGAAAATGCTAACGCTGCAAGCTCCCTCGATGCGGATGTTATCGGCGCCGGGTTAGGGGATAAAGCACGCGAACGAATGCGTGAGCAACTCGATATTGAGCGTGAATTTAACGAGAAGCGTGAAGACCTGCAACGCAGATTCCAGAGTGGAGACATTAAGACCTCTACCGAATATGACCGCTATAACCAGGAACTCGATAAGGCACTTGCGGTACGGCTTGAAAAATATCGTTCCCATTATGAGGATCTGGACAAAATTCAGGGCGACTGGCTCGCTGGTGCACAGGATGGGCTGGCAAACTGGATTGACACTTCCAGCGATTATTACAGTCAGGTATCGGGTCTTGTGGGCAACACCCTGGATGGGTTGGTTGACAACATGGCGGATGCACTCAACGGGAATAAAGCGGACTGGGCGGACTGGGCTAACAGCGTGCTGAGCGAACTCCAAAAGGTTCTGCTTAGAGCCATCCTGGTGAACAGCCTCAAGTCTGCCGGTGATAGTGGGCTTCTAGGCTCGCTTGGCGGGATGTTTGGAGGCGCGTCTTCTGGTGGCAGTACGCCATCTGGTGCCTACGATTCAGCCGCTTCTGGTTTAACCCTGAACGCAAAAGGCGGAGTCTATGATTCCCCTGATCTGAGCAAATTCCGCAATGGTATTGTGAACAGCCCTACGATGTTCGCCTTCGCTAAAGGTGCTGGTTTGATGGGTGAAGCTGGGCCAGAGGCGATCATGCCGCTAACCAGAACCGCAGACGGCTCTCTCGGCGTGCGAATGGTAGATGATGCTGTCTCCTCCGTTAGCGCGGGAGGGAATAGCATTCAACAGACCATTCAGCAGCATTTCACGATTTCCGGCAACGGAGATGCCGCGCTAAAACAGGCCATGCAGGAGGCCGCCGCCAAGGGCGCCAGAGACGGAGCGAAGCAGGCCCGTCAGGACATGCTGAGTGATTTTCAGACCAACGGGCAGGGCAGGCGACTGCTTGGCGTTTAATAAGGAGTGAATAAGTATGGCTGCGCTTGAATGGCCTGCTGATGTATGCCCGTCATCCCTGACGTGGCGACCGGAAAGTAACACCAAAACATTTCGCTCTCCCTTTAACGGTGCCTCACAGACAGTTCGTTTCCCTGGCACCCGCTGGATCTGCTCCCTGACGTTTAACAACCTTACCGACGATAAATCCCGGCGCATCGATGCGCTGGTGGCCGATCTCGATGGTGAATACGGCAGGGTAAAAATTCGCGACTGGGGACGCGAGGGGAGAACGCCCGCCGGAAATCCGGTAGTGCAGGATGCGAACCAGACGGGGACCCAGCTCAGTAGTAAAGGCTGGACGCCCGGCAAGCTCGTACTGCGCACCGGAGATTATCTTACCGTGAACGACGAGCTGAAGATGGTCACTGCTGATGTGACCAGCACTTCAACGGGTACCGCAATGATTCCGATTGCGCCGATGCTGCGTACCTCGCCGCCGGTTAACGGCAAAATTGAGGTGGCTAACCCCTACGGTATTTTTAAGCTGAAAGATAATCAGCAGGGCGCGGGCAACCGCGTTCCTGGCGTGTTTACCAGCTACACACTGGAATTTGAGGAGGCGTTTTAATGCTGTATTCCCCTTTTTCAGATTCGATGATCACCTGGCTCTCCCGTGACAGGGTTACTGCGGTGCTGGCGGCCAATGTCCAGTTTGAGTCCGGGATCGCTTACGTCCATTCCGGCACCGGCACGCTTGTTCTGGGCGGATATGTCTATTACGGCATGGGAACGATGGGCGCCATTGATGATGTCAATGAAACCAACACGACGAGCCCGACGCAGCTCAGGATGACGCTTTCCGGCCTGGACATGTCCCTGTTTGCCAAAACGCTTAACGAGCGCTGTGTGGGGAAACCGGCGGAACTGTATCTGGTGGCTATGGACGACAACGGCGTTGTTCAGGTTGCTGACCTGATTTTTAAGGGTCGGGTATCCGGTACCGGCGCGACGGCGGGGGAAACCAACGCCCTGCAATACACCGTCAGTAACATTTTTGAAGACTGGCAGCGACCGTTCCCTGACCGCTATACCGACGAATCGCATCAGGCCGCCCAGCCAGGCGATCGCATTTTCCGCTACGTCGCACAGATGGCAGAACGTTCTATTTACTGGGGCAGTAAAAAAGATGCGCCAGGATTTACCTATACGTGAGGAAGCATGAAGCATCCAGACTGGCATAACAGATTAATCGCCGTGATAAGGGCCGCTGAAAAGCGGCCTTTTTTATGGGGCGAACATGACTGCTGCCTGTTCGCAGCTGACTGCGCTGAAGCGATGACCGGGGATAATTTTGCCGACGGCTGGCGCGGGACGTATGACAGCGAAACGGGTGCGAAAAAAGCGTTGCTGCGCGGTGGTGGCTCGCTGGAGAAAGTTCTGGCGAAGTACCTAGATGAGGTACCTGTGAAGATGGCCCAGCGCGGCGATATCGCGGTTGTCGAGAATGCTGGTACCCGGTGCGCCGGGGTGATTTACGGCGGCGCCGTGTGGGTGCCGGGGGAGGAAGGGCTGGTTTGCCTGAGGATTAAGCCACTGAGCACCTGGAGGGTTCGCTGATGCCTGCTGCTATTCCAATTGTTGCCACGGTTGCTGCGGGTATTGCGGCGGCAAACGAAGCTTATGCGATTGCCATGGCTATCACTATTGCTGCGCAGGTGGCAACGCAGATGCTGACGAAGAAGCCATCTATTGGCGGTTACCGTGATGTGGCGGAGAGGAAACAGGTTCTGCGCGCGGCTGCCAGCCCGAAAACGGTGGTATATGGCAGGACGGTATCAGCAGGTACGCTTTTCTTCTCTGAAGAGGAAAAGGGCGATCAGACTGATGGCGAATGGTTACATCTTGCGATCACCCTGGCGGGACACCCTCTCTCCGGTGTGGGAACCATCTATCTCGGTGATGATGATATTGGTTCGTACCCTGATAACGCCACCTACGAAGTACATAACGACCGCCAGACCGCCGATCCGTTTATGCTTCAGAACTGCCCGTCCTGGAAAGAGGACATGATCGGCAAGGGCATTTCCTGGCTACGTGTGTCGCTTAAGTTTAACGCTGAAAAATTCCCCTCTGGCATTCCTAACATCAAGGTCGAGAAAACGGGGCGCAAGGTCTATGACCCGCGCACCGGCCGCACGGAATACAGCAACAACCTTGCCCTCTGTGTGCTGGACTATTATCGCAATTACCTGAAGGTGCCGGATGCGGATATCAACTGGGATCAGTTTCAGGAAGCCGCCAATATTTGCGACGAGACGGTAACGAACGGCGACGGAACCACTGAAAAACGTTACACCTTAAACGGTGAGTTCGACCTGAACGAAAACAAGGCCAGCATTCTTGAAGCGATGCTGGCTGCCGGAGCTGGCGAGCCAACGTACATTGCGGGTAAGCACGGAATTCTGGTTGGTGCGTATTATGGCCCCGCAACCGAAGTGATCACCGAAAGTCAGCTGGCCGGCGATATCGAAATCATGCCGGAAGTATCGCAGTCTGAGCGCGTCAACACCATTAACGGTACCTTTATCGATCCTAAGCAGACCTACGCTGAGGCTGATTTCCCGGCGGTGTCTGTCAGCGAATGGGTTGCTGAAGATGGCGTTGAGATTTCACAGGACCTGAAGCTTCGCTTTGTCACCAGTGAGTTTCAGGCTCAGCGCCTGGCAGACATCAAACTGAAGCGCACCCGCATTTCACGCACGATGAATCTCACACTGAACCTGAGCGGCTATCGCTACCGTCCTGGCATGTACGTGAAGGTGAATTTCCCGTCGCTCGGAATCATTAATGTCGAAATGCGCGTGACCGACTGGCGATTCGGTGTGCAGAACGGGGTGCAGATCACCCTGAAACAGGAGACTGCTGATGTCTGGGGTGATGCGATAGGCAAGCCAATTGAGCGGCCGCCGTTCACGCAGCTGCCATCTGGTGGGGTGGCGCAGCCGCAGAATCTGAAATACACCGTCGAGGAAATTGGGCAGGTGGTTCAGGGCGTACTGTCCTGGCAGAACATCGGGCAGTTTGTTTACAACAAGGTTGTGATCCGCAAGGCGGGTCAGACGGTGCTCTCTGTTCAGGTTCCGGGTTCCTTTACCCGCCTGACAGGACTTGTTCAGTCTACCTACACGGCTCACGTCACTGCGGTAAACCAGATGGGGGCAGAGTCGCCGGAGGCATATCTTGAATTCAGCATTCAGGCACCGCCAGCGCCGTCACGGGTAGATATTGAGCAAAGCTATTTTGCCATCACGCTATACCCGCGCCTTGCAGCAGTGACGAACGTATCAACGCAGTTTGATTTCTGGACATCCGGCGAAACCAGGCTACCGAATACCAGCACGTCAACGGTTGAAGGAAGGGCAACGCGTGCCGGGATCGGCACCACATGGAGCAGCCATAACCTGAAGAACGGGCACACTTATTACTGGTATGTCCGCACGATCAACGCGTTTGGTACATCTGCGTTTGTTGAAGTGGCCGCGCTGTGCCAGACCGATACGTCGGGCCTGATTGACGTCATTGACGAGTCTGTCAGGAATTCTGACGCCATGAAAAACGTGGAGAAGGGCATTGATACCAACCTTGAAGGTATTCTGCAAAACGCGCTGGCCAATAACGGCACGGTGGAACGCCAGTTCCAGCAGCTGGGCGAAGTAAATGCCGAAATCATGACGGTCAGGACAACGATCGCCACGGTAGACAAGGCGTTAGCCCAGCTCACCACCAGTGTTAAGTCTCAGTTCGAAAGTGTTAACTCGCAAATCCTCGAGCAGCAAACGGCCATCAGTGATAACACGAAAGCTATCGCTTCCCTTGATACTTATGTTCAGGCAGAGGTTGGAGACCTGACGACGGCGGTTAACCAGAAAATGAACGCCGAGGTGACGAGCAACGGTACAGGCAAGGCTTCATATACCCTGAACCTTGGCATTATCCGTAACGGCGTGAAGTACAACACCGGCTTTGGTATGTCCATTGAGCCTTCAGGTAGTTCTTACAAATCCACGGTTGTATTCGCTGCTGACCAGTTCGGCATCTACTCAGGAAGCGATCCCGGCAACTATGAGGCCGCCTTCTTTGTCTATAACGGACAGGTCTTTATCCGTGACGCGATGATCCAGGACGGCAGTATCACCAATGCGAAAATCGGCAGTTATATCCGCTCGACAAACTTCGCAGCCGGAGTTCGGGGCTGGAACATCGACAAGAACGGCGACTGTGAATTCCACGGCAAACTCTATGCAGACAGCGGTAATTTTGCGTTCAACGGGACCAATAACACGGTCGTTATCAACAATAACGGTATTACCGTCAACATCCCCGGCGGTGGCCGTATCGTCGTTGGTTCATGGTGATTTATGCCTTCAGGACTTTTAATCGATCTCAATGATGGCGGTAAACCGATGGAAATTACCGCCGGATTACGTTGCCCGACATATGGCGGGGCGATATCCGGCGGTATCGGTAATGTGAATACTGCGACAGTTGAGGGTTACGTGCCCGGGTCGAATGTCATTTTCATACCGACCCAGACGGTAATCAGCGACGAGGGGATATTCAAGCTGGACAGCGTCACTATTTCCGGCGCGAACGTCACGCAAAACTGGAGCGGCAATTCAAACCCCGGATTCCCTAACCCACAGCGCGTGGCGTTCTCCGGTACGCTGTGGCAGATCCTGCCCGTAAGCCAGAACTCAAACATTGGCCTTCTCGTTCAGAACAGCACCGACTTTACGGCTATCACAACAGCGTCCAGGGTCGGGTACTGCATCTATAAAGCCAGGGTAACTGTCGGTACGTCCGGCTGGGTCACGCCGACCATTGCAGGATTTGATCGCAGTAAATACCTGGTCTGCTGTAAGTGGAACAGCCCTTACACCCTGGACTATGACGGAAACCGGCTGCTGTTTCTGAATGATGGATCAAACACGGAAGACCAGCCCATGAGCGGCACCGTTGATGTGGTCATCTTCGCGGGAGGCGTTTCGCCGGTGGCCGCGAATCCCGGATTTAATATCTATAACGCCGCAGGCCAGTGCACGTTCTCAACTGCGCGGCGCCCGTTCGTTTATCTCGGCGTTAATTTTGTTCCTTCCACGACGGCGCAGACCGTTCCCGGGGGCGGATATGTGCCCGTTGGCCGCTTTGGGCTTAGGGTCCCCAGCTACGGTGGTGGTCGCATTTATCACTATCACTATGGCCTGGTCATGCAGAACGGTTCTCTCAGGGCCGGAAGGGGAGTTTATGTCGGCTGGTCAGACAGGCAGCTGGCGAACGAAGGGGTTACGCCTATTTCACTGCCGGTAATTCCCGATATGTACGTTTAAAGATTTTTAAATGACTTAACCTCGCTCCGGCGGGGTTTTTTATTGCTTCAAAGGAGCAACTATGTCCGCAGGAACACTGACTCTGACAAATAATTCAGCCGCGGTAACAGGCATCGGTACCGCCTTTACCACCGAGCTGGCCGTCGGCGACTTTATTGTTGTGACGGTTGGCGGCATCCCTTATACGCTCGCCATCAAAACGGTGAACAGCAATACTTCCCTGACGCTGGTCAGCAACTATACCGGACCGACGCAGGGCGGCGCTGCATGGTATGCCGTGCCGCGCGTTGCGATGAACCTTGTTACTGCTGCGCTGGTGGCACAAAGCGCAGAAGCCCTGCGTGGCCTGAACTATGACAAACAGAACTGGCAGCGGTTATTCAGTGCGTCGGGAAATATAACCGTTACGCTCCCGGACGGTTCTTCATTCACCGGTCCGTCATGGCAGTACATGGTTAATACGGTTGCCACAAAAACGAACGGAGCTGTTCCTGTCAACCAGGGCGGGACCGGGGCAACGAATGCCGCTGGCGCTCGCACAAACCTCGGTTTGGGAAATAGCGCTACGAGAGACGTTGATAATCAGTTTGCCCCAGGAATTTCGTACCTTAATGGCGCCGCTGTAATGGCGCAATGTCATCGCGATTATCGCAGTCTCGCCTCTTACGACGCTATAGCCCAATATCCTCTCGGTATGTCCTTCGGTATTCAGTCCGGTGGCAATGCGTGGGGAGGAGGTAGTGGAGTAGATACATATACGGGCATGCTAACGCTACGTGGGTGGCATGATCCGTCAGGTGGTGGCTATGTGTCGTGGCAGCTTGCCTCAACCTCTCAGGGGCTCAAGTATCGTCAGGGTAATGGAACAATTCAGGGCAATACTAACGTCGGGTTCTCAACGACGCACACCCTTTATTCGACGCAGAACACCACGAAATCCAGCGACGGTACGCTTAAGGCTGCATCGCCGGTGATCAAAGTATTTTCAGATGGAACATACCAGACTAACGATGAATCTGAGGGCTGCACTGTAACCCGACTGGCCACAGGTGAATATCGGATTGAAGGATGTCAGGGGCTGAACTCAGACGCAGCATGGGGCGGCATCGATGGCGGTTTTGACATCCCTACCGATCGCAACAAGCAGCCGCTTATCTGGCTGGATTATGAGGTTAGTGCCGATGGCTCTCTGCTGGTGAAAACCTACCACCGAACTCACCCTGATGCGCCAGCGTTCGCCAGGAACGAAATAAACGGCGTAAGTGATGGTGATCCGGTCGACATCCCCCGTGACCAGTTTGTGTCCGTGCGTGTCGAAATGCCTGCTGATTCTTTATACAACCAAAAAATCAGAGCAGCAGAGCTGGCCATGACTGCCGATGCGGGTGAATAA